GCCAATGACAGTGCCGCGCATCATCTTTTCGGCGTGTTTTTGTATGTTTAAAACCGCCTGTTGAATGGTTGCCATGATTACTTTCTCAAATGCAAATAGACGGCCAGCACCTGCTGGCTGCCTTGTATGGGCATCATGCTGACAATGCGGTACTGCAAGCATTTGACGCTGACAAGATCACCGATGTTGTAGTCCTCGCTTTCTGCCAGCAGTTTAATATCGCCTTGCTGGACGGTGTTCTGTGCCACTTCACTGCGGTCAAAATCCACAACAACGCCGTTGCGTGTATAGATAAACTTACGACTAACCGGCTTTCCGGTCTCCGGGTCATAGTCGCGCTCAACCTGCCGCTCAAATTTATATTCTGCGCCAAACTTGTTTATAAGCCTGGCGGCAGATTCCTGAAGCGGCGTGTAGTTGTACCGGCTCATGCTCTGGACACCAAAAAGGCCGGAGCGAGCAGTTTATAAAGCGCCTTGTTGATAGCGACAACGGAGGTTTGTGAGTTGCTGTTGTCAGCATAGGTCACGGCAATGTCGCCCACTTTTTCAGATAGTGTTCTTCGCTCAATGTTGGCAAGTTGGGACAAGCCCTCTGACTCTGCTTTGACAGATTCAAAGACTGCTTTTTTAAGTTGCGCTGGTATCTCGTTATAGTCTAGCTCGTAGCCATCGACCACAACACCGACACGCGGGAATTGTAACGGCTGCGCCTTAGTGGACTTTTGCCCAATAAAACGCAGCGTTTCAATGTAGTCCATTGCTCGAAGTATCTGCGACTCGACAAGGCTGGAATCATACTCAATGCCGCGAGCATCAGCCCATGCCTCATAGTCAGCCACGCTGACATAAGAATCAGCGCCTGTGACTATGCTGCCGTCCTCAACGATTATCGTCATGCTGGATTACTCCGGTATTGCGATTGCGTTTGATGCCTCGGTTGTGCTGCCGACCACGTTGGTGGCGGTAACATCACAGGTCACATCAAGCCCCTCCGCCTCTACAGGCACGACAAACGCGCTCCCTGTCTCGCCCTCAACATCAACGCCGTCAACCTGCCACTGATAGGTATAGATCGCATCCGGGCGATTGTCCCACACGCCGTTTGATGTGACCGACAGCACTGCGTCAACCTCCGCATCGCCTGCAATCACAGGTGCAGTGTCATTGACCGGCGCAAGCGGTATGTCTGCCTGATCGCCCACGAATTTCATCACGCCGTCAATCTGACTCCAACGATACCAGCCAAGCTCAGTCTCATAAATCGCGCCCACCTCGCCCACGGTGGGCAGCTCGCCTGCTGCTACGCTGACAAGGCGCATCGGCACGGCATCAGCACGGCTGACCGTGTAAGTAATGTCGGCAATAGAGGCGGCAATGGTGAACACTTCCGCGTTAGTGAATGGCCCAAGATTTACCGGCCACCGTGTAAAATCATAACCGTTAGACGATGTGCCGTCTGTGATTTGAACAATCGTGCCGCCCGTGGTCAGGCTGATAACCTCACCGGCTGCAAGCTCGATGGTGGTGGTGCTACCCTTTCGCAGTAGTGGCATTTTTCTTCCTCGCTTTCGCTTTCGGCTTGTCGCCTACTGGTTTGTGGGTGGCGGAATCGAGCTTCTCGGAATCAATCCAGAGTAGCTTCCCGTCTGAGGCTCTTTCGACTTTGATTAGTGGCATGGCGCGTAGTCCTCTGAGAAGAAAGGGGCCGAAGCCCCTTTCCTGTTATCTATCAAGGAGGGCCGATCAACAGCGCGGTGTGCTCAGGCTTGATGACCTCAAAGCCCCACGCCAGCGACACTTCATACACGACTTTGCGGTAGCCAGGATATACAGCCACCTCAAACGCCAGACCAGAGCGGGGATCAACCAGCGTGGTGACGTCGATTGCCATATCACCAGCAGAAGGACGCTCAGGCAGACGGGTTGCCAGCACGATTGCAGATCGGTTGAACGCCATGTTGCGTGCGCTTGTTCCAATCTTGGTGATTGCAACAGTGCCGGTTGCAGCGGTCGCTGTACGCAGGCCGGGAGCCTGAATCGTGATCGTGCCAGCAGCAACGGCTTGAATCACGTACTTGTGCGCGTCAGACTCATGCGCCAAAGTGATAATGTCGCCAGCGGCCAGCCCAGAGGTATAGTCAGCAGTCGCAGCCAGAACGGTTGTTCCTTTTGCGCGTACCGCAGAGGTCAGCGTGCCAGAGGAGAAGCTGCCCGCAGTGAAGCTGGCAATTTGCCCAGACTCGCGCAGGTCCATCCCGGAAACGGTCTGGAACACGCCTTGCCGCAGAATGGTGTCTGTGCCTTGACGGTTGGACTCTGCCTGCTTGCCAAGGAAGTTCGCACCCGCGTTGGTGTTGAGCACCAACTGGTTATCAGACAGCGGTGAGCCGTTATCCTTGAGGATTTGCAGCACACGCGATGCGTCAGAGAAGTCACCAGCGGTTGCAAAGGGAACCGCGTTCGCTGCGCCATAAGCGCGGCTGAACTTGGTTTGCAGTCCTGCGAGATCCGCTTCAACCTCGTTTACCAGCACACGCAGTGCCTGTGCAAACTGACCGCGCCAGATGGATGAAACGCCGGGGCCAGTGTTCAGACCGCGCTCTTCCTCGCCATCCCATGAGAATTTCACGGCCTTGGCTTTGCTGATTGAAACAGCAACAGATGCGATTGTCTGATCCGCTTCAGTCGGTACAGTCATTGCAGGCGTGATAGATGCGCTGGTGTTCACAGGAGCCTGCGGGATATACACGTTTTGGCCGACTTTACCGCGAGCCAATGAAGCATCAATGGTCACTGCGGGAATCAAGCCAGTCAATTCCCGGCTGACCACATCAAGGTCAGCATAAAGGTTTGGCAAAAGGTTGGTCAAAGTATTGGTTGTCATAGCGTATTACTCCGGTGTTAAAAATTGGATGATTTAATCAGTAACCCTGCCGCCTGACTGCATGTACTTTGCCCTTTCAACTGGGCGCATACTGTCAAAATCAACACGAGTTATCGTTTTATCGCCCGATCCAGCCCCACCGGATGAACGTGCGGCCCCGCCGCCTGTCGCCTGACTGCCATCAATTAGAAACGGATAATCCGCTTTAATTCTGCTAGTCAATTCATCAAGGGTTGAAACGGTCAGTTGCCCTGATTCATCTACCACCCTGATTTGATCGTCAACGAGCGTCAGCCTCTGGCCGACCTCCTTTTGCAATAGTTTAAGCCTGCCCACGTCTTTAGTCAAACTAGCGGCAATGCGTGCGGCCTCGGCATTGATCTTTGCCTGTTTCGCCTGCGTCATCATGCCATCAAGTTCTTGGCGCAGCTTTTGTGCTTCTTGCTGCTGTGACTCAAAGAGTTGCTTGTAATCGTTTTTGGCCTTCAGCTTTTCCTCGGCCTCTGCCTGCGCTTGTCGGCTCGCTTGCTCTGCTGCTTCCTGAGCTTTTTTCTTTTCAGCCAGCAGTGCGTCATTGTTCGCCTTTAAGCCCTTCGTGGTCTCATCAAGGTAGCTTTTAAACTGCTGCTCCAGCTTGCCTTTGATTTCGTCGTCAACGGGTATTTCTTTAAGAAAGTCCATGCTTACCTCTGGTTTGCAAGTTGCGGCTCTGCCGCGTTAAATGTCAGCCTTTTGGAAGGCCAACGGTTCAAGCTCTCGTAGTCGATCAAGCGAGATTGTTCCACCGGCTGAGTCAACAAAGTTGGTCAGCTTTAAGTTTCCATTCCTGAATAGCTCTGCACGCTCTTTGCCCAGCACCTCTACTTGGAAGGCTTTAGGCTGTCTTGTGAGCCACGACTGGTAGTCAGTGGAGCCACGCACCTGTTCAACGCCATCTGCGCCAATAGCAGGCCGCACGCCTACTCTGCCGCCTGTAAGATCAAACTCATCTTTGACCTTTGGCACAATCGTTGACCGGCATGAGAAGTGCGCCGGTGGCTTTGGGCTGCGGATAGGGTCATCTGTGAAAGGGTAGACCGTACCATCACGGCTTGAGCATACCAGCGATGTTTTGCTGTCAAGGGTTGCTACCCACTCGTAGCCCTCTAAAACGTCCTCGTTCTCAGCCATGAACAGTGAGCGTGCTTCCGTAGAAACATGATTGGTAATCGTGCGGGTCAGTGTTGCTGCCTGCTGTTTTTGCAAGTCGCCCATTCTGACCAGTGCGGTTGTAATCTGCTCTCTCGTGTCGCCAAGTATTACGCCTGATCGGATAGTGTCCACAATCTGAGCCGACTTCTTGCCCTCAAACATGTGCAGCGCCTGCTCTATCGTATATCCGCGCTTAGGCTCTACATTCATCACGCTGGAAAACATTGCAGACGACACCTGATTCGGAGCCGGTACAGTCAGACTGGCTGATATGTTCTGCCCCAGCAGTCGCTCGTTAAAGCCAATCTCATACTCAGCAAAGCGCAGTGCTTCCTGCACCGTCATTGTGGTGTAAGTTGCGAGCGTCTCCTTTGCGTATGATTCAAGATCAAACAGGATAGACTCAAGCCGACCACGGCTGAAGTCAGTAATGTCGGATGCCAAGCGGCTGTTGACGGTTCTTATCAGCTTATCAATAAACGCCACCGCCTCACGCTCACGCCCTACTGCGTAACGCTGCACGAATATCTGATGCCTTGTAACGCCGTCGAGTAGGTTGCTCATATCAGCGGATTATTCAAGCCCCGTTCAGATTTGACCATATCAAGGGTGCGCTCTGGGTCAACAAGTCCTGCCGCCTTGAGACGCTCAAAAATGTCAGCCTCGCCGATGATCTCCCTGTCCAGCAGAGTCACCATTGACATAATCAACTGCGGGTCTACGCTCTTATCGTAGAACTCGGTGTTCAGGTAGAACTCTATCTCTCCTGTGACTCCCATGAACTCGCCTACCCACTCGATGCATTTCTCAAGCGCCTCTGACAGATTATGCACTACATCGCCCAGCACAGAGTTCTCAGATGCGAACCTGATACGCGCACCTTCTGCCGTCTCATTCTGGCCACGGTCAGTGATGATACGAGCGCCAATGGCAATCATCTCTGCCATCTTGGAATTCATAGCCTCGCGTACGATTGTGTTTGCGTCTGCCTGCACCAAATTAGCTGAGCCAGTCTCACCAAGCACATGCCCAGCCCTGCTGCCAAGTTTAATACCGTTAGGGTTCATCGCCGCAAACTGCTCTGCGCTGAGGCTCGTTGTGATAAACAGCGTTGGCTGCCCTGTCAGGAAACATGATTCCTCATAATCTGCGCTGTTGCGATAGTGAGCCAGGTTCACCTCTGCAATGTCAGCCAGTGGCGCGGTGTCAACAGAGTGGTCGTTGTTCTTCGAACCGCAGAACATGAATGGAATCTCCATCCAGCGCGAGCCGTCTGCCTTTGTTGGGTAGAACTCCTTGCTGTACGGTGTCTCCTCGCGGTATAACTGCTGGCTGTAACCGTCATCCTTCAACCGCAGAATGCGCTGCTGTTTTTTGGTAGCGTGCGCGAACTCGTCATTCTCATCAGACGGGTAATCCTCCTCAAGCACCACCATCGTCAGCAGTTTGCGCCCTGCAACGAGATCCGCTTTCCAGTTGATCACCTGCTCTGCTGTGTAAGGCACAATGCTCGCACGTAGCTCCAACGCAGAGACATCCTCAGCCGATAAGCCCTCTGCGCTTTGCGGGTAGTCCACCAAAAAGCCAGCCCTGCCGACCTCAAGCAGGTTAGACAGCTCATCCTTTGCCAGTTGGTTAAGACTCAGACCATCACCTGTCGCGTCATCCATTAAATACGCAATTGCGTCAGGCAACATGATTATCGGGTCTTTGCGAAACACTGCACCGACCAGCGCATTTTTAGTGCGGCCGGTGAAGTTGGTGTAAACCGCCCTTTTGATGTAATTGCGGTATCTGAGCGTTCCAGTGCCTTTGTGTTCCTCGTTGGCGTAGCGAAGGTTGGTTGCACCCTCGCTGCCGGTTTCGCCATCAGGGACAGGCAGATAGCGTGCGCGTTTCTCTTTGATCGCAACCGAGCCGCTGACAGCATCACGGGTTTGCTGCCATGTGTCGTAGTACAAATTATACTGCGGGTTCTTTGTCGATGCTGGCATGGGTGCGGCCTCTTAATGCTTCAATGGTTGATTATACCGCAAAACTGAATTTTATATTAGCCACGGGCTTGACGATGGGCATCTCATATGCAATCGGGTATGTTGATGCGTCATTCTGGTGGTCGTTGCCGCTTGATTTGTCTGGCTCGCCGTTTTTATAGGTCTGTTGCTCAAAGCAGGTTGCGACATTAGGACAGGCGCTTGCGTTGACTCTGAGCCGCCCTGCTTCAAACGCTGCGTTGGTACTCATCACACGATCTTTCACCGCTGGGTTAGTGGACTTTGACCTAACCACAAAGCCGGCCTGCTCCAATAGCGCAATGTCACTAATGGAGGCGTTGACCGACTTGCGACTACCGCCCGATGCGTCTGGGTAAATGTATATCTTATGCCCTTGTGACTGCCAGCGCCCCTGTATGATTCGGACCATCTCTGGTGTGTCGTACATGTTCACAAGCTCGGCTACAGCGTGCCATTGCCTGCCACCATCGCGCTGCACATAGACGGTTGCGGCCTGCCGCGTCACGTTGAAGTCGCAGCCGATGAACAAAGGTTCACCGGGCCTGATCGTCTCTGTGCTGTCATGCGCTGTGCGGCTGTAGCTGGCATATACAGTGCCTGATGTTAGGTTTACAAAGTTGCCCTCAAGGTATGCCGACAGCAACTGCACAGGGTATATGTCTTGCAATGATTCGATGTAGCCATTAGCTAGGTGCGGGTTTGATCGGGTTGGCGCTTGGATGATCTCATAGCCTGCCTTGGCTTCCTTTTTCCATGTCTCATAGACAAACCTGAAGCCCTCTGGCGTTGTCGTCACGCCCACTGTGTTCTGCCCTGTGGGTTTCTTCTGCCTGTTACGTGCAATGACCTGTCGCCACACATACGCTGCGTCATCGCGCTTTAAGGTGTCCAGCTCATCTATGTCAGCGTCTGCGTGCTCGTAACCCACGATGCGGGTCGGGTTGTCCATTGACCGAAAGAATATCGCACCATAGCCCTCAACGCTGATCTGATTGATTGGTGACTTTTGCAGCTTGTAGGGGATGTTGTTGTCTGACAGGAACGCCTCAAAGCGTGGCCACGCAATCATGCGGATTAGGTCATAGGTTGGTTCGTAGAAGCCGCGATTGAAGCCAGGATTAGCCAGCAAACCGAACACAGAGCGCATAATGGCCGCTTCTGTCTTTCCGGCAGCAAAACCAGCCACCATCGCGGGAAACTTGGCCTGTGAGGTGATGTATTTGTATTGTGGCAGCGTTGGCTCAATCTGCGCCATTGGGTTTTACTATGTTGATGGTGATGGGTTCGGACTTGATATCTTGCTCAGACTTGTCAGTCCAGTTGAACCGATTGGCAAAGTACAGCTTAACAAGTGGCGCGTTTGCTGTCCTGTCCGTCATCATATCTTCAAGTCTATCTTCCCAATATCCCTGCCCCCATTCCTGCGCTGTTTGCAATGCGTCCAAAAATTCAGGGTATTTGTTCATCCAGTTGTAGATAGATTGCTTTGAGACGCGCAAATGTCTAGCTAATTGGGTAATTGATTTGCCTTGGTCGCCCATGTAATCAAGGGCTATGGCAATGTATGCGGGATCAAACTCTGATGGTCTGCCGACAACGGCAACTACATTATTGCTCATATCGACCTCTGGCCAAGATGCTCGCCCTTCTAGGGCTGGTGAGGCTCTATTGTACGCCACCACAAACCATAAGGCAAAAAAATGCCCCCATATTCCAGAGGGCATAAGGCGCGCCAAGGACGCGCAGAGGGACGTACACACTACAGTCAGCGAGGGAAGTGGCTGATGTGGGTTAAGTGTAGCGCAACACCCCAAGCCAAGCGATATAAATAATCTATTGGTCTGGTTGCTGTTGATAGAAACGATTGTGTATTACTTTGCGCTACTGTATTGCACTAATTAATGCACACGATTATAGTTACTACATCGGCAGGCAATAAAGACCGGCCACAACAGAGGGCAAGAAGATGAACAAATCAGCACCATACAGCACCGTAAGAAGCACAACAGGCAAGCTCCATTTAAGCCTTGGTAGTCGAACTGCCATGTGCAACGGCAGAAGTGGCAAGTTTAGCTGGGTTCACCCTGTTAGTGCTGACAACGCCCCAGAGTCAATTTTTTGTGAAAAGTGCTTTGGAGCAACACCGAAAGAAATGATTAAAAACATGCGCTCAAATGGCGCGTTAGAGTAACCAAACCAACCGGCCACGGACGGCCACAAACCCAGAGGAGCTACACCATGAACGACAAAGCCATAACGATAACAAGCATGCGCATCCCTGACGGCGTACTGCGCGCCTGTACCAAAGCCGCACACAAGTGCGAGGTATCCCGCACGCAGTACGTTGTAACGGCCCTACAAGCCGCTGTACGCCACGATCTGCCATCGCCTGAGTACAAGATAGCTTGGGAGACGCTACAGGGCATGTATGACGCACTGGAGCCGGACATTATGAGTGATGGCGCGCCTAACTGGGATATGCACCTGTCCTCTGCGCTTGAAGCCGTGTTGCCACGGCTGCGAGGTGCTGTATGACCCGCGCCCAGATAATTGATGCCGTGTGTTGTGTTGCCACTCTGATTCTTTGCGCTGGCATGTTCATGCTGGTGCTGCTATGAGCATAAAAATAGTTGTGCCTGTATCTGGCGGAAAAGACAGTCAAGCATGTTTAAAAATGGCTGTATCAGAAGTTGGTGCGGATCACGTTATGGGTCTGTTCTGCGATACCCAGTTTGAACACCCATTGACTTATAAACATATTGGAACTCTTTCTGAGCTGTATAACGTAAGGATTAAAGTTGTTACGGCTGGCTCTGTTGATGAAAAAGTATTGCGTGAAGGCAATTTCCCAGGCGGGAAGGCTAGATTCTGCACCAATGAGCTTAAGATCATACCGAGCAAGAATTTTTACCGAGATCTTGCAAAGCAGCAGGGCGGTTTTATTGTTTATTACGGTATGCGACTTGATGAGTCAAATGACCGAGCCGAGAGATACAAATCAAACACCCATGATGAGGTTTATGATCCTCACGAAATCATGCCATCGAACTACCCAAAATACCTTGCAAAGATGGGCGTGTTTTTTAAGATGCCAATCCTAGAATGGTCTGTTCAGCAGGTTATGGATTATATCGGAGCCGACAGAAACCCATTGTACGATCAAGGAATGACCAGAGTGGGATGTTTTCCTTGTCTTGCTGCTGGTGATCGGGCAAAGGAGCAGGCGTTTGGGCATGATGATTTTGGCAGGTCTCAAAGAATCAGAGTAAAGAACCTTGAAGATGAAATTGGTAGAAGTGTTTTTAACAGCAAAGGTGGATTGCAACGCAACAACCCAGACCAAATAGGTTTATTTGATAACCCTGGCTGCGCTATTTGTAATATTTAAGATTGCGCTGGCTTATGGCTGGCGCTTTTTTAATTCTGCCAGTTTTTTTTTGTACTCTGCTTTGATCCGCTTGGCATCGTCAATCGTAAACCTTGCTTCTGAGTTATCGCATTCAATTCTGTGCACTTCTGCCTGCCCAATCCTGCCTATCAGTTCCCGCCGGTAGTTGATCAGGTTGCCTGATAGGTGGTTATTGCATGTGGCGCACTGTAGCCAAACCTGAGCCTCATCAAACCTGAGTTGCGGAGCAGCCTTGCGCGTCCTGTAATGCCCAGCATGATACTGGATGCCCTGCTTGTTAGTGCCGCACGAAATGCAACCCAGCCCATGATCTCTTGCCCTTATGTACGCGTTAAACGCTGTCTGAGCCTCGTTGAGCCATTCTGTCTTAGTCTTGATCTTGTCATTGCGGGTCTTGGTCTCTGCCTTGTGTTGGCGCTCTCTGGCCTGTGTAGCTTTGTCCATGCCGTGACCTGCCATGCAATCTAGTGTGCAAAATCCTTTTGCCTGCCACTTGTCAGAAAGCTTTGCTGTTGGTAGTGGTGTCCTGCATGACTGTCGACGGCACTTTCTCACTCATCTGCCTCGCAATATACTGAATGCTGTTGCTGCCAGGCTTGAAACTTGTCCATTGCCAATGGCTTTAAGTCTGTCCACTCTGTCGGCCAGCCCATTCGCAATTCCGAATGCGTTGGGTGCGGGTATGTCATGCCGTATTCTAGCTTGATGTAGTCGCGCCATTGATCGAATCGCAGTTTCCCGTTGTCTTTTCTCGCTGCTGTAGTCCCGCCCTTCCAGTCTGTTGCTAATGGAGTCGGCAACAATCCAGATTCTTTCTCTCCTGTGGTCAAAACCGGCGAAGTCAGCTCCCAGCACACCCCATGTAGCATTAAACCCCAGCGAGGCCAAGTCTCCAAGGACTGTTCCAAGTCCTCGAACAGTGAGAGCTGGACTGTTTTCCAGGTAAACGAG